AGGAGCAATCTAAATAAATGGTTTGGCAATTATTAGCAAAGCCCTTACTTGGCGTCGTCGCAGATGGCGTCAAGGGTTTTGTAGAAACAAAAAAAGCAAAACAAGAATTAAAACTTACAACAATTAAAGCAACTCAGAAACTTAAAGAAGATCAGATAGCTGGCAAAGTTGCTTGGGAACAAAGTGCTGTTGACCAAATGAAAGGAAGCTGGAAAGATGAGGTGGCTCTTATCGTTCTATTACTTCCAGCCGTTTTAGTATTCACGCCTTTGCAAGAACACGTACATCAAGGGTTTATCGCCTTGCAAGACCTACCGTCATATTACCACAACCTATTATATATTGCGATTTCAGCAAGTTTTGGGATTAAGGCTGGTTCTAGTGCGATAGGCATGTTTAAGAAAAAGTGATTTTAAAAAACTATCTTCATTATTATACCTCAGCCTTGTCAAACAAATTTTGCGATGAAATTTTAAAATATGCATCTACAAAAAAAGAAACAATTGCAACAATTGGTCAAGATTATAATTCTAATGTTGATGTTCAAGATTTAAATAAAACTAGAAAATCTAATATTGTTTGGTTGAATGATCCTTGGATATTTAAAGAGATTGAACCTTATATACATTTGGCTAACAAGGAGGCTGAATGGAATTTCGATTTGGTTTACTGCGAAGCTTCGCAATTTACAAAGTATGATGGATCAAAAAAACAACATTATGG